ATCCACGTTGCGCCGATGCGCTCGGCGGCGTCGATCATGATCTGGAAATATGCGGCATCGCCTGTTGAGGTATACGCCTTTCCCCAGTGGTCCCGCGCTTCGGCAATCGTGAACCAGTGACAGCCGGCGCCAAACATCACTACGCCATCCTGTAGCGCAACGACGAGTGCAAATTGGCGAGCGTCATAACCGAGCGCAACGGCTTGATTGACCCCGTAGCCCAGCGTGACCCCGTCGCCCAGCGTGACCCAGTTGCCCAGCGTGACCCAGTTGCCCAGCTTGACCCTGTTGCCCAGCGTGACCCAGTTGCCCAGCTTGACCCTGTTGCCAACGGCGCATTCGGGGATTCCCGGACTGATGTACCAGCCTTCGACAACGGGCCAACTTCGGATTTCTTCTGCTCTCACAGTTTCACCTCGGGGTAATCGCCCTTGATCGAGGCATAGCGCGCCTGTGCATCAGCCATGCGCTGGTTGAATGCGTCATCCTTGCCGTGAATCCAGCCCATCGTGAATGCGAAGTCAGCGTCTGCCCGCGTGCAGCCCGGCGAGAGCAGCCGCTGGTACTCGGTGTAGAACTCCTCGAAGGCGTGGTCTTTTGCGTCGCTCATCTTGACTCTCCGGTTGACTGAGCGCATGATGCCAACATCTGCCCACAAACGTCAAGGTATATTTAATGAGCGCAAGACCGGATCGTGAAATACTGCACGTTGAGATGCCGCCGAAGCTCAAGCGCAAGCTGGAAAAGATGGCGCGTGATCAACGCAGGACGGTTAGTGAAGTCGTTCGGATGTGGTTGGAGAATGCGAAGTGAGCCAGACGCGCGATATCCTGCGGCACCTATCGAAGGGTCATTCATTGACGCCGTTACAGGCGCTGGAGAAGTTCGGAACTTTTAGACTCGCAGCTCGTGTGCTCGAAATCGAGCAGCAAGGGCACCGCGTGAAGCGGCGCATGGTCAAGGTCGGCGGGGCGCGGGTAGCGCAGTATTCAATCGAGGAGGCGAGACGGTGAGTTACAGCGAGTTCATAGCCAACAAAGCGCAACTCGGAGAGATGGCCGGATTCGATCCGGTATGGATGCCTGAGTTCCTGTTCGACTTTCAAAAATCGCTGGTCGATTGGTCTGTTCGCGCGGGACGGTCTGCACTGTTCGCTGACTGTGGTCTTGGAAAAACGCCGATGCAGTTGGTATGGGCTGAGAACGTGGTCAGGCACACGAACAAGCCCGTACTTGACTTGACGCCGTTGGCTGTTTCAACGCAGACCATCCGAGAGGGGGAGAAGTTCGGCATTGAATGTCGGCGATCAATCGACGGGAAGGTTAGTTCGCCGCATGTCGTCGTGACGAACTATGAACGATTGCACTATTTCAATCCGGATGATTTCGGTGGCGTGGTCTGTGACGAATCGAGCATCCTGAAATCATTCGACGGTGCGTATCGGGGAGAGATCACGGCATTTATGCGGAAGGTGCCATACCGACTATTGGCGACGGCGACCGCTGCGCCTAACGACTACATCGAGTTGGGTACATCGTCCGAGGCGCTTGGGTACTTGGGCCACATGGACATGCTCAATAGATTTTTCAAAAACGATCAGGGCAATAGTGCGACGGGTCGCCAATGGGGAGCGGTGACAAAATGGCGGTTCAAGGGTCATGCCGAGTTGCATTTCTGGCGTTGGGTTTGTTCGTGGGCTCGCGCCATCCGCCGACCGTCTGACCTTGGATTTGATGATGCTGCGTTCAAGTTGCCATCGCTCGATGAGGTAGAGCACATCATCGAAGCAAAGCGGCTCGCGAGCGGAATGTTGTTTGATCTTCCAGCCTTTGGGTTAGATGAACAGCGCGAGGAAAGCCGCAGGACCATCGTAGAGCGGTGCGAGAAGGTTGCCTCACTGGTGAACTACACCGGCCAACCGGCGCTCGTGTGGTGTCACCTGAACGATGAGGGTGACCTATTGGAGCGATTGATACCAGACGCAGTTCAGGTCGCTGGATCGGATAAAGACGAAGTGAAGGAAGAACGATTGCTCGCGTTCGCCGACGGTCAGGCGCGGGTCCTGGTAACAAAGCCTAAAATAGGCGCATGGGGGCTGAACTTTCAGCACTGTAACCACGTGACTACGTTCCCTTCGCATTCGTTCGAACAGTATTACCAAGGCGTTCGGCGGTGCTGGCGTTTCGGCCAAAAGCGCGATGTTCGCGTTGACATCGTTACCACCGAAGGTGGACGCGGAATACTGGCTAACCTTCAGCGCAAAGCGTCACAAGCTACAGCGATGTTCGACAACCTTGTGGCCGAAATGAATCAGGCCATGTCGATCAATCGCGCTTCCAACTTCACCAAAAAAGAAAAGGTGCCATCATGGCTGTCCACGACCAATTGATAGACGAGAAGTTCGCGCTCTATAACGGTGATTGCATCGAGGTAATGGCGAACTTCCCCAACGAAAGTATTCATCTTTCGGTGTACTCGCCGCCGTTCTGTGGGCTGTACCAATACAGCTCGTCCGACCGCGACTTGTCGAACTGTGATGACTACGATGCGTTTTTTGAGCACTACGCATTCGTGGTTAGGGAGTTGGCGCGGATCACCATGCCGGGAAGAATGACGGCGGTACATTGCATGGATGTGCCGCGTAGCAACAGCGGCAACGACGATCTGATCGACTTCCCCGGCGACATCATTCGCCTGCATGAAAAGGAAGGTTGGCGGTACATCGCTCGGTACAGTGTTTGGAAAGAACCGCTCGGAGTTCGTAACCGGACGATGCAGAAGAACCTCGCGCACAAAACCATCGTCGATGATTCATCGAGGTGCAGCGTTGCCAGCGCCGACTATTTGTTGGTGTTCAGACGCAGGGGCGAAAATCCGGTTCCCATCGCGCATCCGCACGGGCTGTTCGATTATGCCGGAGAGCGGAAACCGCCGGCTGACCTGTTGCCGTATCGCGGTTGGACTGGCAAGCAGACGGAGAATCGTTGGTCACACTGGATCTGGCGACAATATGCGTCCGCGTTCTGGGACGACATCCGGCTGGATCGAGTGTTGCCATATCGAGAGGCCCGCGACAGTGAGGACGAGAAACACGTTCATCCACTGCAACTCGACGTGATCGAGCGGTGTATCACGTTGTGGTCGAATCCGGGAGACACAGTTCTAACGCCGTTTATGGGCGTGGGGTCTGAAGTATACGGGGCGGTTTCATTGGGCCGGCGCGGCGTTGGTATCGAACTCAAGCCTTCGTATTTCCGTCAGGCATGCAAGAACGTGGAGCATGCCGAGCAAGGTGAGTCTAGTCAGGAGGCGTTGTTCTCATGAGCCGCGGCGAATCTCACTACGCCTGTAAACTCACCACTGCCGAGGTCGAGTTAATCCGCGCTGCTGCCGAGGAGCGTCGGCGTCTGCTCGACGAGGCGCGTAAGCTGAGCAATCGTGCGTTGGCAGAGAAGATGGACACCAGTGTCTCGAACATCGAGCGAATCATCTCGTGGTCAGCGAGGAAGTGGGGGTGAGCGATGCGCTTGACGACGCTATCGAGCAATACAAGCCGGCATGGGTATTCGCTCTAGTTTCTGGCGGTCACGACTCAGCCTCGATGCTGCACTACGTGCGGGACAGAATCAGCGCGGCGGTTCACATCGATACTGGCACCGGAATCCCAGAAACCCGCGCCTATGTTGATCGTCTATGTGTGAGCATGGGGATCAAGTTGCTTGTGTACGAAGCTGCGAACGCGACGGATGGGGAGGGCAATCCAGAACCCCAGGTGTATGCGGATATCGTTCGCCAGCATGGATTCCCCGGTCCAGCGCAACATCGAATCATGTATTCAAAACTGAAAGAGCGTCCGCTTCGGATGCTGTTGCGCGAACATGCGGGCGTGAAGCTGTTAGTCACTGGGGTGCGTTCGTCAGAGAGCGCGAGGCGTATGGGGTTTGTGGCACCGATCAAGGTGGAGACGGGCAACAAGATATGGGTGGCACCGTGCCACGATTGGGACGTTGATCGCCAAAACGAATACATGGCCGTTAACAGCATCCCTCGCAATCCAGTCAAAGACACGTTGGGAATGTCTGGCGAGTGCCTATGTGGGGCGTATGCGAAGCCCGGAGAGTTAGATCGACTGCGGGCATATTGCCCCGAGATTGCCGCAAGGATTGAGGCGCTTGAGCAGGAGGTCATCGTTCGGGATCGGAAGTTCACTTGGGGGTGGGGTGAAAAGCCGCCAAGGTTTGCGAGCAAGAATCAGATGACCCTTGATATGGATTTCATTCCCGTGATGTGTATCGGATGCGAGTCTAAGTTGTGATCGATGTCAGCGAGGAAGTGGGGGTGAGCGAAAAAGAAAACGCCCCTGTTGCATTGCGCGTGACAGGG